CGCAGTTCTGCGACTGTAATTATATTAGGCACTAGCTCATCCTCTCATTCGACTCGACTAGAGACGGGAGCGCCCCTAGTCGATGATTATTTTGTACGGCTTAGGTGAAGTTAAAGAGATTTCCACCAGATGCGAGCTTTGTGGCGATTGCGCCATAAGAATTGAGCGAGATTTCCACGGTTCCGTCTGATGGCTTATTAACATCTAAACGGTAAGAAGGTGATTCGTACCATGTGAATGCGCCCGGCTCCAGAACGACCATTGAATCATCGCCAGTTCCAGTGAATTCGCCTGAGTTATCAACAAAGAAGTTAAGTCCGAGAACTGCTCCGCGTTGTGATTGACCAGTTACAAGGCCAGCTTGGTTCATTGGTTGGTAAGCGTTGAATAGCGGAATGCCGCCTGAGTTGTAGCCCATTATGTTCGTCCATTGTGCCGGACTCACAAGGAGATTCTGTGCGAATTTTTGTGTGCCTGCATATACGGCCGCATTTGCGCGAGAGACATAAGCGATCAATCCTGCCGCTGTGTTAGCAGTTGGAGTTCCATCAGAAGCCGCGTCAGCTTTAATTTGTGCTGCGACTGCCTTATTTTGTGAGAAGGCCATTGCCGAAGCCATGATTGAGAGAAGCTCATTAAAGAATGCAGGTGAGCTGCGTTCTATAATTTCTGTTGTGAGAATATTGCGACCCGCGAAGCGAGTGATCGGCACATCGATGTAGGCCGATGTAACGCCAGTATTTGTTACGGCGCCGCCTTCTGCAACAGGATCGACTTCTGCGATTTGTGTAATCTTTGGGATCTGGAATTGAAGGCCAGCGTCCGGCAAATTTCCACGGCTGATGGCATCTATGGCACCTCTGGTCGCATTGCTTAGACCATTGACCACTTCGGTGAGCTGGCGAGTTGGATTAAAAGCTGGGTTTGTAGTTCCCAGATCATCATTTGCCGCTGCGACATAGATTGCAGATTCAGAGTTTGGATATAGCTGAGCCTTGATTGAATGCTCGACCCATGTTCCCATGTTGATGATTGGACTGCGTGGCTTTGTTGTAGCCATCGGCACATGACCGAGAGTTACGATTTTGGAAGCTTCAACCGGTTCGGCTGGAGCTTCGATTACGGTTGGAGTGTTTTCCACTTCGTTTTCTCCTTCTGTTGTTGGGTTTTCTGTATCTGGATCCGATGCTCCCGTTTCGGTTTCAGAATTCTCATTCTCACTTGCCGCGATTGAAACTTTTGCGCTGGCGATGGCTGGATCTGTTACAAGCGAAACTTCTTTTAATTTGCTCGCGCTAATAGTTAGAACGCCCTCGACATTTTGATACTTTTCAGCATTTACGCCGACGCTAAATCCGTCCCGTAATTGTGTGCTGGCCTCGACCAGTGCATCATTGCCCGCGTTAGTTGTAGCCACGGAGAACACGGCATCAATTCCATCTACCGTGTTTGTGTAGCTCTTTAGAAATCCGATTGGATTATCCCGGCGATGTTCCAGCAATAATTTAGTGGTATCGGAGAAGGTAATGGAGTCAGGTAGGAATTTAGTCTGACCCGCGCTAGTAGATCCGATTTCATTCCATGTAACTATACGACCAGAGATTTCGCGTTTAGGAAAGTCTGTGGCCGATACCTTTATGGAGAAATTAACATCCAGCGGATTGTTTATTTTTGTCATCTGATCATGTCCTCTTCCATTCGTATTTCATCAGGCGTTAGTGCTCCGATGCGATTCATAATTTCATAAACTTGTGCGCGCTCGAATGCTGATCCACGCAGGTAATCATCAAGATTAAATTTAACTTCTTGAGATGCTGGTACGAAGTCATTTGCCATGCCTGTCATTGATAATCTTTCCTCGATGCTTGTCATCAACGGACGCAGCGAGAAATTGACGAGCGATTCCTTTGCGGATGTGGCATTGGAGTAAGTCATACTCGATCCAGATTCGGCGTCCACATAGTATGCAGGGATTCCCGCTGCGCGAGCTAACTCAGTCGCGACATAGGATCTGGCTTGATTTAACTGGAGCTTCTCTGGATCGAATCCGACAGAGACCATGTCGATGTCTCCATTTAAGAATGCCGTCGAGCGATTTCTGCGACTAGCAGACCAGCTATCCAATAATTTAGCGATGCGATCCGCTGGCAAACTTGCGCCAGTTGATTTCAACACCATTGATGGCACTGGTTCTCGTGCATACATCGCCGCCGCGCGTTCCAATTCGGCGCCGGCTCTAATTGTGCGGCCTGCTCTATGGAGTAACCCTTCATCATTTCCGTAGAAAACTGCAACACTGCCCACGCCAGTTGTAGGAATTGGCATTCCATCAATTGTGTAATATTCGATTTCTGTTCCCAGATCGTTTGTTTTAATTCCAACGCGAATTGGATTTATTCTTTCCGCTGATCTAATCCGATATGTTTCGGCGTAGAGTTCCAAAATACGCAGATAGCCGTAACCATAGAATAATAAATCCTCGGCCAGAAATGCGTAAGTAGCAGATCCCGGAATGCGTGGATCAGGTTGATTGATGACGCGCGGTGGATCCTCGACCCTTGCGCCATCGCGCTTTGTGCGAACCTCCAAAGGAATGCTGGCCACGCTGGATGTAATTATTCCGCGTGCGCGTGCCACCGTCGGGACGGACATGGCCTCGGCGCGGGTCGCTGTGTAGCTGCCCATAAAATTAAATAATGAATCAAGCGTCGAGACTGGCGCAAGCGATGCTTGAACATCGGATCCCGATTTGACCGGTTCCGGCTTTGTGATAAATAAATCTTTAAGCGCCATGCTTGGAAGTCTAAACCAAGCCTTTACACCTAGCCGACCAAGATGTCTATCTCCGTCTCTGGGCGTGTCGCATAATTTGTAACTAACGCCGTGGCCACTGCCGCGCAGACTGTCGTTTGTGACGCTCTCCTTCCTATAATCCAGCCCCCATCGCCCATAGGCAGGCGAACCGCTGAAAGGATCTGTTTTGTCAGCTCATCATTATTTCCGTGGCGCAGCCTCTTAGAAGTTACGGCAGATAGAAGCTGATCACACGCGGTCGCGTAATTGTGGCCGTCAAAGTCCATGATCGGAATACCACCGGGAACTAAGCGGCCAGCCACGGCGGTAGCTGTGCGCTTTGAGTAAGCGATGACTTCCACATTGTATTTGCGATAGTGATCCGCGATGTCATTCGCCATTGCCAGATCGTTAAGTGAGACGCTGTTCTCCCATGTTCTGAGCAATTTGACCACGAAGCTATCGCCATCGATTTTCTGTGCCGCGACTAGGGCTCCAGCCCGGCGATCTGGCGAGAGATCTAGCCCGAACCATGTCAGCTTTTCTGGATCTAGCTCGATGCCATCGATTCCACATTCCGCCCACTGGACGGACGGGATGACGGCGTCCTTCTGATGGATCCACCGACATAAGACTTCCTGCTGGACAACATGCGGCGGATCGTTCAAAATGCTTCGGATATTATCCTCATGGATCGTGTGTCCGAGCGCTGGATTGCTAGCAATCCAATTGTCCTCGTCATAAATATCATCAGTCGCTCCAGACCATTCGAGATAGCAGATATTATCCGTCCCGCCTACCATCGCGGCCATGCCTCGCTCGCGTAGTTGATTTAGAACTACCGATGTCTGATCGCCCGCCGTCGAAAATGTCCAAACCTGCGGATTACGCGATGCCATCATCGTGTAACGCAAGGATGCGAATCCGTCGAGATCGCGCATTTCCGAAAGTTCATCCATATAGACCACCTCTGGCCGGGAAATTCCGCGCGCTGCCGAGTTCGATGCCTTGATCATGTAGCGATTGCCAGATGTCGTGACTATTTCCTCGGATCCGTGCGCCCACCGGATAACCTGCACTTGTTTCTTAAGATCATCATTGGTTTCGATGACCTTGACGATCTGGCGAAAGAGCTCCAGTGAAGTCGAGAGTCTGTGCGCGCTGGCAATTTGAAGCGGTTCATTCCACAAGAATAAGCCAGCCAGCGCCCTGACCAGTAGGAGCGTGGACTTTCCATTCTGACGAGCTCCTACGATTGTCACCTCAGAATGCGCCCACCTTTGATCTGGCTTGATTTTGTGAGCCGCCTCAATAGCGAATTTCTGCCACGGCATCAGCTCAATCCCGATTCTAGCCGCGAATTCTATGAGCTCACCGCCTTTTGACGGTAAATCATTGAACTTTGAGTGGATTCTAGGCCGTTCTGAGCCAATTAGGGCAGGCTTCGGCGGTTGTAATCTCGCCTCGTCTATGATCGTCTCTGATACGACCCGCAGCGCCCGTGTGGAGCCTTGTACGACTTTAGTCATAACTTGTTGATTCGTTTTGCGGTGAAAGCAAATCGCGGGAT